GAGAGTCCCACTCAAATTAGTGTAGGTCATATTTTTAATGTAATTGTTTTTATATGGATAACTAATGAAATGGTTCCAATTATATGTCGAAGCACTCTTAGAGATAAAATTTAAATGGTTATTTGGTGATTGAGTATAACCAACAACATTATAATCATTACGGATAAAATCAAACTCATTGTATTGAGGAAACCCGCCCCAATCTACTGCGTCAGGGTTACTTTCACATTCTTGTTTTGCATACTGTTTAACGTTAACATAATATAAATTGTTTTCAAATGGTATATACCCTTTGGTTGTCCCTGTATATGAATTACTAAATAAAATTGAGAATTTACCTGTTGGTCGAAAAGTCGATGACGCTTGTCTTTCATCATCAAAAACTTGAGCCAAACTAATGTTAATATTCCTATCGAATTCAATATTTTCTTTAGCCGTTTGAACAAATGGTATAGGAAAACTCAATGTTGTCTCAGGGGACGATTTATATCTTAACGTCCCCAATATTACTCTAGTATCTTTTCTATTCCCCATATTAATCAGTTGTTACTTCACTATCTATCCATTTCTTAGTAAATCTATCAAACGCTGATTTACCTTTATTTAATCCAAAATAGAAATGGAATGGGGCTCCGGTATTAATAACTCTTTGGAAAAGAGGTTTACTAGTATCAGGAGCGTCATTTAAATCCCAAAATTGAACGTCAGCACCATCAGGAAGTTTTTGTTCCCCACTATTATTAACTGAATAAATATTACCTCTAAAATATTTAGATTTAAGACCACCGCCTTTAGTTCTAGTATATCTTGATTGTTTATTTAATCTATCAAGTTTTTGATAATCATAACTAAAGAACGTTGTTCCCGAATATGGTACACTTGACCAATCATTAAATTGACTACCAAATATACTATCGGGTGGTGACGCACCTAATAAAGCCGTAGGGTTAGTATCTTGACCACCATCATCGGGGATAAAATTCTTCATAACATTCCATTGATAAAAAGGTACTATTTGAGTTTTAACATCAAAGTATTCAAAAGAACAATCAAGTTGAGTTATAGGTGTTTCTTCACTAATTATCGTTCGTTTTGGTGTGATGAAATCCCTAATTTGTGTATTTGATGAGTAATAAATCCCAAAAATACCATTATCTATATCGCCACCATTATAATAAATATCACAACTATCATAACTATCTTCATCAAAACCTTCAACACCCAATTCAGAGTTAATTGAGATTGATTGAGCGTAATCTCCATCAATTTTTTTATTACCTCGACTAAAATACCCTTTAACTCCAGCACCACCAATCATTTTTTGAATGAAAGGTCTATTAGTTATCCGTGTTAAAATAAAAACATTTAATAATTCGGAAACATCTTGATAAGTCGTAGTATTCAAGTTATTCATCACATACCCATCATAATCATTTGAAAACGCAATTTCTTGAGTATAGATATCTCTAGGTCCTAAATCCATCGTTGTTGTAGGAAACATTAAATTATTTTGATTCCCCCCAAATTTTTTACCGGTAAACCAACTTTTCCCACCCATTCTACCAACAAAACCTTTGGTTTTGTTATAAGGACTACTTCTATAGTAAAAATTGTTACTATCAGTATTAAAAAATATATTATTTTTACAAAAACAATTATAAGGTTTATTTGGGTTAACAGGGTCTGTTGGTCCCGTAAAACGTCTAGAATTAACAAAAGAAAATGCGTATAACGTACCATTTATCCAATTGTTTGTAAAATAATGTGAAAACACATTTCTACAAGCTGCAAAAGTAATAATCATTCGTGCCTTCCACTCTCTTAATAACTTAAAATCAAGTTTTAACGTTTTAAATGGTGCGGTGACCAATCTATAACAACCACCCTCCATTATTGACTCAGGTTGAACCCCATAAACCCCTGCCCCCGTTAAACCATTACCATAACAACCTTTTTCATTTCGACCATCATTAGGTGCCGATGAAGGAATCGGAGATTCTTTCACTCTAAAATCAATACGATTCATTGCATTGTCATAATAATAACAATCTAAAGGTATTAACCCTTCACAAGTAAAAGTACTTAAAACATTAGGACAAGTTAATTCCGCATTTGCCGCGGTACTATCATCCGAATTACCAACACCATCAACAAAGTCGGTTCCAACTAATGATGTAACAGTTCCATCATCTGACATTATAAAAAATGAAAAATTGTTATTCGCCATTAAAGTGTAACTAGTATTCCCATCCCCTGTTTCAGGTGATGATGAAGACGGCAATCTATCTGAACGCATAACTATTTGTCGGTCATTAGAGCCTAAAGTACTAAAATTAAGTGATGGTGCCCCATACGTGATTGCATATGTGAATGACGCGTAACGCGCGGCCGTTATAACATTAACGTCCAAAGCACCGTTATTTCCAGGAACCTCACCACCAACAATCCAGTTAGTATCACCCCAAAAACAACCCGGATATGTTGGGAAACCCGCAACACCCTCTAATAACGCTAAATTACCACCTTCAACATATTCATTAGGAAAATAACCACCATTATATTTCGCATATGGAGCTTGTGATTTCGACCCATTGTCCGATGTATAACCAACCTGAAATCTTTTAACTGTACCACCAAAATCAGTACTTGACCCAAAACCGCAACCATCAGCTGCATAATATTTATACGTGTAAGTATTCAATAAACCAATACGTAAACCATTATTAATGTAAAAGTGACCTGCCCATCCACTAACCCAAGTTTGAATAAATAGGTCTTCATCAATACAAGAATAATAACTAAGAGCCACGCTACTAGTAAATGGTTTCCAATCACACCATCCGTTTGGTCTATAATTAGGGTCTAATGTTGGTGGTGAAAAAGTAACAGGAGGTGTTTTTGATTCATCAATTCCCGCAGGAACTCCTAAATTACCATTTGCCGGTTTCCACATAAAAGTATTATAAAACAATGGTAAACCACTATAACCTGAATCAACAGAGGTAGTTGAGGGTATGTTATAGTGTTTAACACATTTAAACTTACCCTGAATAGGGATATTCATTCTCATATTTGGAATTGTTTTGATTACGTGTCCAAAAGTTTTTTTACCATATAATTTACTTAAATCGTATGAAATACTTGTTTTAGGTGAGTTAGGGTCAACACCTCTAACCAAGAAAACTACTCTTAAACTACCACCACCTTTATAGTAATGTCTAATCGTATCAAATATACCCACACCACTTTTCGCATCACTCCCCATAATTCTTTTAAACCTATCATAACCAGACGCACCACCAGCCGAAGTTATTCGTGTTGCGTAAGTACTTTGAATATTATACCCACCATTTAAAACACGAGTATAAAAAGAATTTGGTAAATCAGGATTTAAAGGGTCCGCAGTGACGAAATAATCAACAACCGAAACATTCTCAATAACTTGGAAATACTCCAAATCCATTGGATATCTATGGTAAGAATTTTCAGAGCTACCCGTAATAATGTATGCCGGCCCGTTTATAGTTCCTGTGGTCCCATTAGGGTGAGCATAATCAACCTGTGCGATTGTCTTATTAGTTTTTGAGTCGAAAAATGTTCCAATAGTTGAGCCTGTAATACTCATCGTTCCATAGTCATTACTTGGGGTAACTCCTGTTAAATTAACATCACCCGTTAACGCAGGGTCAACAAAGGTCATCATACTACCAACTTTAAAACTCGCAGATTGAGCACTATCAACTAACACCGCAATAACATTATCCAAGTGATACAAACCTTGTAAGTTACCCAAACCATCAGCGGTTAAAGCATTACCGTTCATACCCGTATTAAATCTAACACCAATTTGATTAACACCCCCACCTGGATTACTAGAAGCATTATTAAAATATTTTGCCTTAGTATTAAATAAGTTAAATCTTTCGTGCCAAGGTAAATCCGTTGTAAACGATTTAAACCAATACCAATCAGACCCAAAATCGCCAGAATCACTCGCAATATCACCTGGAGCACCTTTAGTTACCGAAGATTTAGGTGACTCAATAAATTGACCCGTAATTAATGTTTTATCATCAGCAGCACCATAACCAAAATACCCATTATTAGCACCATTATTACTATTCTGAGTACCAGGTTCTATTGGACCTCCAAACGCTCCTGTATTCAATAAATCGGCGAACGCACTATTAGAACCTTGTTCACTATTAAACTTAGATAAAGCGTTACCTTCTTCAGCACCCGCGTTAACCGGCTCTGGCGGGTCACAAGCACATATTTCACAATCAGGAAATGTTATATTAGGTAGAGGTATAAAACTATTTTTACATTTATCTTCTAAACTCGCAACCGATTCCGTTAACGAAGCACAAGCATCAGTTAATTTAGTACAAATTCCCGCTAAAAACTTAAATGGTTTCCATTTTGATACTGATTTATCTTTTAATGTACAAATCGCATCCTTCAATCCACAAACAACAACTTTTAAAAATCTTAAAACCGGTAAGATAATATTACATAAGACCCAAAAAAATATATGAGCAATTAATATCACCATCGCCAAAATAGGGTATAAACAAAACATTAAAAACTGAAACAATAAAAATATGATATCAATTCGATACATACCATCATTGGTTGGGAATTTATTATTTGTTGATTCACAGGTATCATCAAGAATATTTTTAACCGCTATTATACGATTATTAGCAACACCTTTACGATATTCACTAATTAATTGTGACACGGTATACACTTTGTTGTATTTCATTTCACAAAATCTATCCTCACAATTAATCGCCTCTAAAATCATTTCGTCACCTAAAGTCGTTAAGTTATCCGCACTATCCTTTTGACCATAATCACTCCAATCTAAACTAAACGCATATGACGCTTTTGCCGCTCTACCATCATTAGTTGTCGGAACCGTACTACCATAATCACAAGGATTATCAGCGTTACCAAAACTAGCTGTAGACGCTGCATTTTTACCTGTTAAAGGGTCAATCCCTCCATTTGATATCCACCCATACTCTTTAATGTTAGGTACTAAAAAGTTCGCACGTTTAACTCTCTCACCCAAATCGGTTGATTGGTTCCACATTACTTTGAATCTATATTTACCTTTGGTCGGAATTCCTTTTTTAGGGTCTTTAGAAATAACTTGTTCACCAAATTCATTTGTTACCACATAATCAAGATTCATTGGGACATCAAACAACCAAGTTCCATTATCATCAATAACTTGACCACCTTCTTCCAAAGACGCCACCTCCAAACCTGGTCGACCATTAACGTCTGTAAAAATCGTCTGTCTAATTGCTTGAATTTGACCGGGACCCGCAACCATATTACAAAGTGACCCACTTTTTAACGATGGTTTACATTTTCGTTTTAATGGTTGGTCATCAGTTGATGATATCATCGAACCCATAAAAATTGATGTGGGTTGGATATTTATATTTTTTTCTGCCGACAAATCAAAATCGGTTCTTGTAATACCTAACGTACACAATGACTCATCACCCCATAATGGTTCAACTTCTAAAGTCCTATTAATCGTAATGATTTGAGGTAGTTCATTTAAATTTGTTGACGATTTAAATTTAGTACCATTAACTTGTGCCGGTGTTGCAACTCCCATTCTAATTAAATCTTGAGGTGATAATGAGAAATCCCCAATATCTGATAAATCAACATTAACTACAATAGTTTGTGAACCAACAGGGACCCCAAAAATCATATAATCACCACTTTCGTTGGTTACCGTATTATACTTATAATACTTGTCATAGATTTCAATTTTGGTTTGATTAATTAAAACATCTTTTCGTGTGAAAAATGAACCTGTTGGGACGTGATTACTATACGATGGTTCGGATGGTAATAGATTGTATCTATAACCAATATCATTAACTTGACTTAATGTTTTATAAGGATATAAATCAGCAATGATTGGGTTGTTCGCCTCATCATCACTTGATAGTGGTATGAAGATAGAAACTTTAGTGTTAGGTACACCAAAACCATTATTAATACTAACACGACCAACTATGACACCATAATCAGAACATTTTCTAATATAAACTTCACTCGGTAATAACTTTAACGATAATATCTCAAGGTATTCGAAATCTTGGTCAATTCTGACTTTAATTGATTTGTCAACACCAGGGGTTGTTCTTATTCTATATGAATTCGACATTTAATTCTTTTATAATAAATAGTTTATCTGCTATTTTTAAAAGATAAATGATTATAATTCAAAATAAATCATCAACTAAAATTAGTTACCGCTAGATTCTTAACACGAATATTAATATCTTTACTTGAATATCTAATTTGGTAGGTCTGACTTGGTTCCGCGAATATAGTATCATCAACCAATTCTATCTCTCTAGTCGCACTATCAGCATATCTTTGTGATGTTTGTGATGATGAGTATTGACCTCCAACTTTATTAAATATTTTAATGTCCGAGATTGAAATCACCCCATTTTGAGTTTGTAATATTCTTCTAATTTCTGAAACATTTACGTTTTCACCCATTTGTCTATTACCCGGTTCAAAATAATCGGAAACATTATTAATGATTTGTGAAATAACAGAACCTTGATTTTGACTACTATCCAAAACAACATCAACCGTTACCCCTAAATCAATAACATTAGCGGTTTGGATTGAGATATAATCGTTCATCATTCGATAATTAGACAAATAGTTCGCCACATTATTTTTTAAAGTATCTGAAACAATCTCAGTTAATTTACCCGACTCATCATATGATAACATCTTAATGACCACTTTGTTATTTTCTTCCGTAATCGCAACTTTAGCGGGAGCACCAAATAAAGACGGCATTGTCCTAATTAATGAATCATAATCATTAACCGTTACCGCTCTATTTTGAGCTGAGAAGTTAAATGCCACCAAGTTTCTAACTTCTTCAACAGTTGGGAAATCCCCACCACCGATTGCTGCGGTAACATTGGTACATCTTAATGAATTAACAACAGTTGTGTTAATAGATTCTGATGGTCCATTCACAAAGAAAGAAACTGTACCTATTTGTGTAATAACATTAACTCCAAGGTTAGTTGAGGTTCCACCACCAATTCTATATTGAACAAACATTGTTGAATTAGCCTTTAATGTACTACCTAACGCTAAATTGTTAGAATACTTATATAAATTCAAATTCAAACCATTTCTCGCAAATTCCCTAAGTTGTTCATCGGCAGATTGACTACCACCACCGAATGTCATTTTAAAGAAACCTTCAGGGGTGTATTCAGTGATAAATTTATCACTTGTTGAAACATACTTACCAACTTTAATACCAGGACTATCAGACACTTTAGTTGGGTCCTCAACAAAGCCA